CTAGAGCAATTTCGCTTTAGCTCTTTTTTGGTCATATGATTTATATATGTGCACAGTTTGATTTTTTAAATCAAAATCAGAAATACGTAAAGCCAAGGCTTCTCCAACTCTACAACCAAGCTCTATCGCTGTATAACAAACGAAATATTGATATATGTTTCTCTTTTTAATTAATTGTAAAAATTCTTTAACTTCATGAGCTTCTAACCATTCTATTGACTTTGGCGGTTTGTAATCAGGAATATTACAAATTAGACATGGATTATTAGATAATGCGCCTTGTAAAACAGCTTTTTCTATAACGTTATTTAGCAATTGGCGTGTTTGTTTTGCTGTACTTCTAGAATAATTTTCTGATTTCATCCAATTTAGAAATTGTTGATACATTATCGGTGTTATATCTTTAATATAAACGTTTTTAAAAAACTTTATTATCCTTCTTTTTGTATATATTTCATTCTGATATGTGCTATATGCAATATTGTTTAATCTAAAAGTAGCTAAATAAAGTTCAATCCATGCTTCTAGTGTAATATTATTATCAAGTAATACAAAGTTTTCTGTGTCTGCTTCTACACTAGCAGCCCATTTCCTAGCCTCTGATTTAGTATTGAATGTTTTAGTTATTGGTTTTCGCTCGTGTGTATATAAATCATAATAATTAACTCTAGCTTGATATTTATTACCTCGTTTTCTTATAGATGCCATATTGTTTACCTCCCTAAAATAAATGAAAGGGCAGGAATTCTGCCCAATTAAATTATTTGTCTAAGTGGTCGATTGCGTATTGTGCTTCTGAAGGTGTAAATCGTCCTCCGTATTCTGAAATTAATTGATCATAAATTTCTCTAGTAGACATATTCAAACTTTTGGCATATGATTTAGCACTTTCTAATGCGTTTTTATTATAGTCAGCTTTTAAATGATCTATTGCGTATTGCGCATCATCTTTAGAAAATTTGTTTCCGTATTCTGATGTTAATTGATGATATATGTTTTTCTTTGATGAATGTAAGTATTCTGAATAAAACTCAGCTATTTTTAAAGCTGCTTTTTGGTCACGTGTTATACTGTCATCTATGCTAGAACTAGAGCTTGTAGTTGAACTATCAGATGTTCCTTTTGTAATCGTGTCAAACCATTCTTGATAATTACCATTTGTTTGTTCTTTTGCTTTTTCGTGATTCTCTTCATCTTTATCAGTGATACTGTCAGATTTATCGCTTTCACTACTTGAATCTAAATTCGCTACATAAGGTTTAATCATCTGAACTTGTCCAATATAAGTTATACTAGCTAAAGCAATAACCACTATAACTACAGTAATAATTGTCCTAACTAAAGACGGCCATTTGCTGAATTTCCACATTAAAAATAAGCCTAAAGGAAATAGGAATAAAAGTGATAAAACAATACACCACTCTTGTTTGTACCATGATGTTGATTCTTGTTGCATTTAAACGCCTCCTAAATAATTTCTTGATGAATACTTAACACATCGGTTTTGAACATATTGAGAAAATGTAAATCTGAGTACTTAACTTTATAGAAGTATATTGTTAGTAAGATGTCTGTTACAGGCACTTTAAAATAAGCGCTTAACTGAGGTATAGTTTTGCAGTCATGTAGATATATCGCTTGTTTAATTTGATTTAAGGGGATTAATAATTCAAAATCATGACAATGACAGTGATACAAAGACATGGGTTCTTTAATTTCACTCGGTGATGTAGATGATGATAAATTCTTATTAATATATAAATCATTACCTATAATCAGACATTCTAATTTATCCGGCATCTCAATATATTTAATCTTTATATCATCCATCAACTCCTTGTATTGATGCATAATTTCACTCCTTTATTAAATTTTGATTTATATTTCGGTTGTTATCATCTCCAATTAACAGAAGTTTAATTATGCATAATTTGATATATAAAAAAAGAAAGACGTAGTAATACTAATACAATGATTAGTAAAATGAGCGTCTTTCTTTATTTATCGCTATTTGAATTTGTATTTCTTTTACTTTTAATATATTCGATGAAGTTCACAATTTCTTTCATCTCTTCATCTGTGACATCATCTTTTATATGTGCTGCGATGATTTGTTCATTTTGATTTAAATGACGTTCCTCATCAGTAGGACGTTCAGATGAAACATCATAACCTAATAGCCAAGCTTCACTAACATTTAGAACTTTGGCAATAATGTAAATTTTATCTTGTTTGGCTTCATACTTGCCCTTAAGATAATCACTTATTGAATTTCTTCCAATACCTGTTAATCTTGAAAGTTCTGATTGTGACATATTCTTGGCAATTATAGCTTCACGTAATCTTTCTTTGAAACTGTTCACTTTTCTGAACACCTCCCATATTTATATTAGTACTTTTTGCTAATATTTACAACAATTTTTAACAAATTATGTTAAAAAAAGTATTAAAACTAGTTGACTTATTTTAACAACAATGATTTAATAAGTTTGTACAGAAAACCGAACATGAGGGAGGTGATATTATGAAAAGTACATTTGATTACAACTTACTAATGGACAGAATGAATGAATATAGATACAGTCAAAATTCATTAGCTAATGCTATACCTATTTCAAGAACATCGATAAATCACAAGTTGAAAGGTAAAAATTTATTTACACAATGGGAAATAAAAAGGATTTGTGAACTATTAGATATTCCGCCCAACAAAGTAGGGCAATATTTTTTTAAAGTAAAAGTTCGGAAAACTGTACAATAGCTTTCGAATCACTGGAGGTCAACAATGAAAAATATATGTATTGAAATAAATAATGATTATTTAAACGGATTAGTACAAAAGAAAGTTGATGAAATCTTAAGTACATACAAGAGGCAAGTTGCAACTGTAGATATTAAAGATTTAGTGGAGATTACAGGTTTAAGTAAAGCAACGCTAATACAGAAGATAGTCTATGAACCTGAAATTGTAGCAGTGACAAGACGAGTAGGCACTAGAGTGTTATACCTTTATCCGCAAGTATTAGATGCTTATCAAACGTTAATCAATCGAATTGGAGGACATTAACCACATGAGTAATAGTCAATTATTCAAAAACGAAACAGAACGAGCTGATTGTATGAAAAAAATTCTAAATGATCAACTGAAAATAAAACTAGAGAACGAGAAAGTTATACAAATTAAGGATTTAAAAAGAATTTTAAAAACACATAATCGACGACTGAGGGAGGATGCGAATGTCTAACACATATAAAAGTTACATCATAGCAGTAATGTGTATAACAATTTTAGCAATTTGTTTAATGCCATTTTTGTACTTCACAACAGCATGGGTAATTGCTGCAAGTACTGGCATTGCAATATTCATTTTCTATGATGAGTATTTTTTTAGAGAATAAAAAAACTGATTGCTAACGGCAATTAGCAATCAGAAATTAAAAAACAATTAACAAATAAATTATATCAATATTGGGGGAAGACAACAATGAAAAATGAATTTAAAAACATGAGCAGACAAGAATTAAGAGATTTATTGGCTAAAAAGAATGGAGAATTGTTTGAATTAGTGAATGAAATCAATAAAGAAACTGAATTTGACGTTTTACTTTTTTCAACTGTAGGGGTTAGTAATGGACATACTACATCATCGTCACATTGTGCGCTTGGGGATATTGCAGGTCTTGCTAATTTATTGAATAACGAAAATGATTACCACGATATCGCAAATGTTATCGAAATGTATAAATTAAAAAAATTTTTAGGTATAGATGACGACAAGGATGATGACAACAATGAAGAATGATGCTAATGAAAAGATGTTTGTTCTATATCAACAATTATTTGATGAGTTTAAGAAAACAAATGAAAACTGCTTGTTGGAAATCGAACAGACATCAACCTCACAGATTATTATTAATTTTTTACATTATCACGATAGTTATAAAACAAATAATAAGTTGTTACAGATATTAGAAGTATATCCAGAGTCACATGAACGGATGAAGAACTATATTATATCGGTAATGCGTGGGCAGATATTAGTTAAGAAAGGTGTTTAGTTTTATGAATGAATTACAAGCACGAGAACTAGAAACATTTGAACAAGATGACCGGTTTCAAGTCACAGATTTAAATAGCGCTAACTGGGTTTTTAAAAAGTTAGACGCAATTACAACAAAAGAGAATGAAGTTAAGGAACTGGCAAACAGTGAAATCGAACGTATAAATTTATGGCGCGATAAAGAAATTGAGAAATTACAAAGTAATAAGGAATACCTTCAAAGTCTTGTGATTGAGTATTTCAGAATTGAAAAAGAGAAAGATAAAAAATTTAAGTTAAATACGCCATATGGCAAAGTAACCTCTCGAAAAGGGGCAAAAGTGATACAAGTTAGTAACGAAAACAAAGTTATTGAACAGCTTGAACAACGTGGACTGAATGACTATGTAAAATTGACAAAAAAACTTAGTCAATCAGAGATTAAGAAAGATTTCAATGTAACTGAAAATGGCACGTTGATTGATGTGAATGGCGAGATTTTAGAGGGCGTTAGAATTATCGAAAAACCAACATCTTACACAGTTAAGGTGGGAGAATAGATGGCTGAAAAAACTATTCAAGACGTCGATATTTTAAGGCAACTAGGTGTGAAAGATATCAGCAAACAAAATGCTAATAAGTTTTATAAATTCGCTATTTACGGAAGATTCGGGACTGGTAAAACTACATTTTTAACCAAAGATAATAATGCTTTAGTACTAGATATAAACGAAGATGGGACAACGGTAACTGAGGATGGTGCAGTTGTACAAATCAAAAACTATGAGCATTTTAGGACAGTAATTCAATTGTTACCAAAAGTTATAGAACAGCTTAGGGAAAATGGCAAACAAATCGATGTTGTAGTAATAGAGACTATTCAGAAGTTGAGAGATATTACGATTGAGAATGTCATGAAAGGTAAGATTAAAAAACCGACATTTAATGATTGGGGCGAGTGTGCTTCGCGAATTGTAAGTATTTATCGATATATTTCTAAATTACAAGAACAGTACCAATTTCATCTTGCTATAAGCGGGCATGAGGGCATCAATAAGGATAAAGATGATGAGGGTAGCACTATCAATCCAACAATCACGATAGAGGCACAAGATCAAATTAGAAAAGCAATTATTAGCCAATCTGACGTGTTAGCAAGAATGACAATTGAAGAGAATGAACAAGACGGCGAAAAATCCTATCAATATGTACTTAACGCAGAACCATCAGATTTATTTGAGACTAAGATAAGACATGCTAGCAATATAACAATTTCAAGTAAAAAATTCGTTAATCCTAGTATTAATGATGTAGTTCAAGCAATCAGAAATGGAAACTAGAAATTAACTAAAGGCGGTAAAAAATCATGAAAATTAGAGGTAGAGCACTATACATTCAAGAAACTAATCAAGAGGCATTCATGAAAGGCGGGGAGTTTTTAGGAGCTGGAGAATTCACAGTTAAAGTTGCAAATGTCGAGTTTAACGACAGAGAAAACAGATACTTCACAATTATTTTTGAAAACAACGAAGGTAAACAATACAAACACAACCAATTTGTCCCACCATTCCAACAAGATTTTCAAGAAAAACAATATATCGAGTTACTTAGTAGATTAGGAATTAAATTGAACTTACCTGATTTAACTTTTGACACTAATCAATTAATTAACAAAATCGGAACTATAGTGTTGAAAAATAAGTTTAACGAGGAACAAGGTAAATACTTTGTAAGACTTTCATATGTAAAAGTTTGGAATAAGGGCGATGAAGTAGTTAATAAACCAGAACCTAAAACTGATGAGATGAAACAAATAGAACAGCAAGTAAATGGGAAACAGACGCCAATGAGCCAGCAATCCAATCCATTCGTTAATGCACCTATAGAAATTAATGACGATGATTTACCGTTCTAATGAGGTGATTTAAATGGCTGGCTGGATAAAAATACATCGTAAAATTATAGACCATTGGATTTGGACAGATTCTAAGAGACTAAAATGGTGGATGGATTTATTACTATTAACCAATCATTCAGATAAAAAGGTAATGTTAGGTGGGAAATTAGTTGTTTTAAAGCGTGGTTCTTTTCATACATCAGAATTAAAATTATCTGAACGATGGAACGTACCTAGAAACACAGTTAGAAATTATTTGAATGCGTTAGAAAAAGACACCATGATAACCACTAAAAAGACAAAAAACGGAACAACTATAATAGTGCATAACTACGGTATTTATCAAGATAATGATGATTATAAAAAACAACAGACTGAACAACTAAGTGAACAACAGACTGAACAACTAAGTGAACAACAGTGTGAACAAAAGAATGAACAACAGAGTGAACAAAAGAAAGACAATAGACTGAACAGAACACTGAACAAGACTAAAGAATTAAAGAATATAAAGAATGATAAGAATGTGAAGAATATGAAGAAGGAGAAGAAGAATTATAAAGTCTTCGACTTCTTTCAAGAAAATGGATTTGGATTTATCACTCAGTATATTCTTGAAGACATAAATTATTATCTAGATGCTTTTTGTCAAGATTCGGATGAAATTTTGATTGCTGCACTGAAGATAGCTAAAGACAGAAATAAAGTTAATTGGGGTTACGCTAAAAGTATTTTAAATTCTTGGTTACAAATGAATTTAAGCAACTACGATCAAATTAAAGCTTATGAAGCTCAATATAAAGCCACGAAAAAAATGCAGAATAAGCAAAAACAAAATTATAAGTCTAAAGAAAAAACGCCAAGTTGGTTAACCAATCAAAATCAAAATACAGCTGTCCAAGTTGATGAAGAATTTGAAAAAGACAGGGCTGAATTTTTAAAAAAATTAAATGCTCATTGGGGTGATTAGGTGTTAAGACTAAATAATATTTGTGGCGATGCATCAGCAAATCGACAATATACGCTTAGAAAAAATAAAAGTCTGATTAAACAATTTTTCGACAGCAAACAATATTTATACCAAGCAGATAGAAAAGTTGCTCATGTTCATGTAGTGAATGACATATATCTTATTCACGGGCATCACAAAACGATGTTTAAAGGCGTGAAAAAGACATTCAATAATAAATTAGAATTTGCTAACTACATTGAAAGTAACGAATTGTATTTCGAAAAGGCAAAACAACTCAGTTTGTTTTAAGGAGGAACAGGAAGATGAAAAAATTTAATATTCAAATCACATACACTGGCATGATTGAAGAGACTATCGAGGCTGAAAGTTTAGACGAAGCAGAAAATGAGGCGCATGATATTGCGAGAATGGAAGTACCATTTGATTGTGATGAATATGAAATTAATGTAGAGGAGGAATAGGAATAATGAAAACATATCCAGCATTAGCATTTGAACATAAAGACGAATCAGGCGTATACATTGGTGAATTTGATGGGTGGTGCCAAGCTTTAGATGAGGCAATACTATTTGCAAATAAAGACGGAAGTAAACCGGATAAAAAGATAGCTAAAGAAATCTTTTTGAGGGAAGAAAAAATTTGAGTGATATCTTAAAGGAACGTTACGGAGAAGATGCAATTCAAAATTACAGACCGAGTGAATGGTTTAAAACATGTAATTTAGTAGATGTTGAAATTAGTGAAGAAAAATTTAAGGAGTTGCTTAATAATGACTAATTCATTAACTATTGATGAATTAATTGGAAAAGTAGAACAATGGAGTGTTGACCGTAATATAAATCATGCAAGTCCCTTAAAGCAGTTTGATAAGTTGATCGAAGAACATGGAGAACTAGTACGAGGATTAAATAAACAAGATATGCAATTAATTAAAGATAGTATAGGTGACATGTTTGTTGTATTAATAATCATGATGCAACAAATTAAAGGCAATATTAAATTAGCGTTAAGCCTATCTGATTTCGGTGAAGGTGAGGTTAATACTTTAAATTATATTAAATCACTATTTTACTTAGGTGAAAAACTAGAAGATTTTATGTCTGATAATAATAATGGCAATTTGTTTAGTGAAATTCAAACTTTGATTACAAACATTACCTATTTACTTAAAGAAACGGCATATAAAAATAGTTCCGATTTAAGAACATGTTTAGCACTTGCCTATGATGAAATCAAAAACAGGAAAGGCAAAATGATTGATGGTAAATTCGTAAAAGACTCAGATTTAAAATGCGATTAAAATGCTACTAATATTTGATGAGGTGTTGCAAAAATGAAGTCAATAGAGTTTGCAAGTAACGTGCAAGTGATATAACCCCGAAATATAAGCAGAATTTAAGTGAAATGCAAGTAACGTGCAAGTGAAAGAGGTGTCGAGTAAGTGGCACAATACTTAGTCACAACATTCAAAGCTTCAACAGGACGTAAACATACATACATAACTAGAGCTAAGAGCAATCAAAGATTTAATGAGGTGTTGCAAAAGTGAAATCAATAGCAACCTTAGAAGCGGAACAGTATTTATATGATTCACTGATCATAGACAAAATGGGAGTGTGTGGATGTCATGAGGTAGTCATTGGGCGAAAGCCTCTCACACATGGGCATGAAATCGTGGACTTTTTAACCTATGATACTAAAAATATTTTTAGAGCATACGAAATTAAAGTATCAAAAGCAGATTTAAAGAGTTCAGCTAAATTGTCTTTTGTAGGTCATTATAATTATTTAGTTTTACCGAGAAACCTATATGAAGAAGTAAAATACACAGATTTGAGTTCAATTCTAAAACAAGAAAATGTAGGCATTGTCATTATAGGTGAGGGCATTATACGTAAATCCGGTAGAAAAACATTAACAATGGGAGATAACGTTATGCTCATGGATAGTTTGAACTGCGCGTTAAATAGAGAGAATGTAAAGATTAGAAGAGGAAAGAGGTTATCATGAATGATTTTATTGAACTTAACATTTATGATTTTGACAATAATTTTATTTTATACATGCAAATATATCGTTAATAAATATATCAGAATGATTGCAATTCTATTATTTACTGTTTGTTTAAGTCTCGCAATCACATTAGGATTTGGATTTAATTTTATCGAGTATATATTAACAATATTTTTAATAATTATATTTATCGAATTAATAGAACTCGATATTTATTTAAAACGTAATTAGCCATTAGACTTTTTATTAATGCTTACATCGAGGAGATACATCATGAAAGACTTGCTAATTGAATATAGGAAAACGAGACTTTGCGTACTCAATAAAATAAAATCACTTGAATATAAAGTAGATGAAGAGGATAAATTAAGTATTTACAAAGATATATTAAAAGACATTGATTATACAATTGAATGGTTAACATGTGGACACGAACCAGGCAATTATAACGCAATAGATAGAAGTCAATGCTATTTAGTAGATAATGATGTGATCAATAAGGCTTTTAGTGAATCAATGTATAAAAAGAATTCAGATATTGAATACAAAGATATAATTAATGATGTTAATAATAAAGTGAGCTACGCACTGATGAAGTTAACACCTAAAGAACTAGAGTGTTTTATTATGGTCAAATGTGAGGGGCTTACTTATAAAGAATCTGCTTGTTTATTAAATTTGAAAATAGGTAGTGTGCAAAACTATATTAAAAGAGCTGAAATTAAAATAAAAAATGAACTTGAAACAAATTTATTTATATAGTGATTTTTTGTCTTATGTTTGATACATATGTAGAAGATTAATTAATCTTTGTTTTGGTCTCCTCCAATTTTATTGCCTATCTGAGCTATGTCTTAGATAGGCTTTTTAAATTTAATTTTAAAGCAATTAGCGTAATGGTGTGTGATAATAGTTGGCTAGAATAGAACTTTATGAAAAGTTGGATATAGTAAATAAATTAGGTTTAGTAGAAGGTTGGAAGCGCGATGGTTTAACAGATGAGCAAATTGCTAGAAATTTAGGTGTTTCCAAACATACTTTAATTAAATGGAAAAAGAATATACCAGACTTTCTAGACGCCATAAAAAAGGGCAAAGAGGTATCAGATTATGAATTAGAGAATGCACTTCATAAAAGAGCGGTTGGCTATTATTACGAAGAAGAAACAGTTACTAATAAAGGCGAAGTAGTAAAAATCAAGAAATATGAACATGCTAATCCTACATCACTAATATTTGCTCTCAAAAATAGATTACCCCATAAATATAGAGATAAGGTTGAACAAGAAATTACAAATCGCAATATCGAAATAAACATAGGTGACTACGTTGACGACGATTAAGATTAATATTAAGGAACCAAATAAGGTATTTAATAAAAATATATTTGAAATTATCAATGATTACTCACATTTTACTGAAGTTCATTATGGTGGTGGATCCAGTGGTAAGTCACATGGAGTTGTACAAAAAGTAGTATTAAAAGCATTAAAAAAATGGAAATATCCTAGGAAAGTATTATGGCTTAGAAAAGTACAAGCAACTATTACTGATAGCTTATTTGAAGATGTGAGAAGTTGTTTGATTTTCTTCAAAATATGGGACTTATGCAAATGGAATAAAACCGACAATAAAGTAGTACTACCAAATGGCGCTACTTTTTTATTTAAAGGTTTAGATAATCCTGAGAAAATAAAGTCCATTAAAGCTGTTTCAGATATTGTGATGGAAGAAGCATCTGAATTTACATTAGATGATTATACACAATTAACATTACGTTTAAGGGAACGTAAACATGAGAGTAAACAAATATTTTTGATGTTTAACCCTGTTTCTAAATTAAATTGGGTTTATAAATACTTTTTTGCAAATGGTGTGCAAATGGAGGGGGTCTTGATTAGGCAATCAAGTTATAAGGATAATAAATTTTTGGACAAAATGACTAAGAATAATCTAGAAGAATTAGCGAACAGAAATCCAGCCTATTACAAAATATATGCGTTAGGAGAGTTCGCTACATTAGATAAGTTAGTTTTTCCAAAATATGAAAAACGAATCATTAATACTGATAAAATTAGGCACTTACCATCTTATTTTGGTTTAGATTTTGGGTACATTAATGATCCTAGTGCATTGATACATTTGAAAATTGATATTGAAAATAAGAAGCTCTATATTATTTCAGAATATGTGAAAAAAGGAATGTTGAACGATGAAATAGCTAAACTTATTAAAAATTTAGGATTTAGTAAAGAAGTGATAAGTGCTGATTCAGCTGAACAAAAAAGTATAGCTGAGATTAGAAAGCATGGTATAGGAAGAATTAAACCTGCAATCAAAGGTAAAGATAGCATTATGGCCGGAATTCAATTTATTAGTCAATTTGAAATTATAGTTGATGAACGATGTTTTAAAACTATTGAAGAATTAGATAACTATACATGGAAAAAAGATAAAAATACCGGCGAATACTATAACGAACCTGTAGATACATATAATCATTGCATAGATGCGATTCGCTATTCTGTATGTAATTTAATTTTTAAAGATAAGAAAACTGAAAATAAAATAGATGATTTAACAAGGATTAGAAACATGTTCTAAGGAAGTGAACTGATGACGATTTACACCCAAGAAATTAACAACACAAAGTTCTCTAAAACAGCAAATAATGATTTTTTAATCAGTAATGTAGAACAGTTATTAAAAGAAGAAGTATTACTTAGTTTGATAAGTAAGCATAAAACTGAACAAGTACCAAGATTAGAAATGTTAGAAGATTATTATTTGAATAGGAATACAGATATTTTAACTGATAACCGAAGAATAAATGATTATAGTGATAAAGCTGACCATAGAGCAGTACATAATTATGCTAAGTATGTCACACGCTTTATAGTCGGTTATTTAACTCGTAATCCTATAACAATTACACATAAAGACGAAATCACAAATGAAAAATTAGTTGACCTTAATAAAATCAATGATGCAGATGCTACAAATAGTGATTTAGCTTTAAATCTATCTATTTATGGTCGAGCGTATGAAATTGTTTATAGAGATACTGATGATAAAGATACATTCAAATTATTAGATAGTAAAAGTACATTTGTTGTATATGACACTTCACTAGATAAAAATATGATAGCAGGTGTTAGATACTTTAATGTTAAAGATTTTGACAATACACCAATACAGAAAATTGAAATATATACAACAAATAAAATTTATTACATCGAAGTAAGAGGCGGTTCTTTCAATTCTATCGATGAAATACCTCATTACTATAATGATGTGCCAATCATTGAATATTTAAACGATCAATTTAAACAAGGTGACTTTGAAAATGTCATTTCTTTAATTGATTTGTATGATCAAGCACAATCAGATACTGCTAATTATATGACCGATTTAAATGATGCCATGTTAGCTATCGTTGGAAATATTGAAATAGATGGTGATGAAGCTAAGAAGTTTCGACAAGCTAATATGGTTCATGTCAAACCAAGTATCAATGTCAATGGTTCAGAAGGTAATGCAGATGTTAAGTACATTTATAAACAATATGATGTTAATGGCTCAGAAGCATATAAAACTAGATTACAAAAAGATATTCACAAATATACGAATACGCCTGATTTAAGTGATGAGAATTTCAGTGGAGTTCAATCTGGTGAATCAATGAAATATAAATTGTTTGGTTTAGAGCAAGTGAGAGCTATTAAAGAACGTCTGTTTAAAAAAGGTTTAATGAAACGTTATAAACTATTATTCCATATTCTTAATTTAACTGGTGTACATAAGTATGATTATTCAACCATTGATATTACTTTTACTCCTAATTTACCTAAGTCTTTAAATGAATCAATTGAAGCTTTTAATTCATTAAATGGTGGAGTATCTGAACAAACCAGATTGAAATTGCTACCAATTATTGATAATCCATTTGAAGAAATCAAGAAAATGGAAGATGAACAGAATAAGGTAAAAAAAATTAGTGATAATTCATCATTTAAGGCACCATTTAGCCACGAAAATGAAATGACTGATATAAATGTCAGATAATTTAAAATATTGGCTAGAACGTGCTAAAAACGTCATGGACGCTGAATCTTTAGTTGATGCACAAGCAATAATTGAAATTGAACGTATCATTCTATTGATGTACGCTGAAATTACAAAAGAATTATTAGCCTTTTATGCAAAATATGCCAAAGATACTGGACTGAATATTCAAGAAGTTAAGAAAATGGCTGATTCATTTGATGTACTAGCATTTAGTAACAAAGCGAAACAATTTGTTGAGCGTAAAGATTTCAGTGAAGAGGCGAATCAATCGCTCAAACAATACAACTTAACGATGAAAATCTCTAGAGAAAAACTGTTAAAGCAGCAGCTAGATTTGATTGTGAAAGATACTAGTTTAAACCTTCAAAATAAAATTGAGGATAAGTTAAGTGACGCAGTTAATAGAGAAGTAAAGAGACAAGCACATATTCTAGGTGAACATGTTCAAATTGATGACACTGAAGTGAAAGCAGTTGTTAATAGTAATTTCAAAGGTGCTAAATGGTCTACTAGATTATGGAATGATATGGAACTTGTTCAAAAGGAAGTTGAGAGGGTAACAAGTCATGTCGTTATTCGAGGTCGACATCCTAATGAATTTGTTTCTGAGTTTAAAAAGCAAACCAATTCTACTTCTTATAACGCCAGTAGATTGTTAGTAACCGAATCAGCACGTGTACAAACAGAATCACAAAAGATAGCTTATCTTAAAGATTTAGGCGAAGATGGCGAATATAAATATGTTGCAAAAATAGATAGTAAAACATCTAAATTATGT